CCGACCCATAAGGGTGGCGAACTTCGAGCAGGCTTTCGAGCCAGGCCCCGACGAAACCTACCTGCGCGCCTTTCTGCTCCCGGCCAGCGCCACCTGCCGCTACTTGGGCGGTGAGGCCTACGAGTACACCGGCATCTACCAGGTCAGCATCACCTGCCCGGCAGGCCAGGCGCTGGCGACTGCTGAGGCCGTGATTGATGAGCTCACCAGTATCTTCCGTGTCGACAGCGAGCTGAGCCGCAACGGCTTCGAAGGCCTGGTCGTCGAGCCGGTAGAGCAGAGCCCCACCATCCCCGAGCCGTCGACTTACACAGTCCCGGCCAGCTTCACCTACCGCGGCATCGCGGACCAACCGCCCGCTGGGGCATAACACCGCCGCCCGGCGGGCTACCAAGAGGAAACACACATGGCCGCACGCATCCCGCTGCCCAACGGTTCTGTGCTGGAGATCGCCAGCACCCTGGGCACCGCTGTGCCTTTCACTGCCCTGACCAATGCCAAGCCGCCAGTGGCGAGCGCGGTAGGCCACAGTATCGATGCCGACGACATTCTGCTGATCAGCTCCGGCTGGGCTCTCATCAACGACCGCACCGCCAAGGCCGCCAACGTCACCACCGACGCGTTCTCGCTGGCGGGCCTGGACACCACCAACACCGACCGGTACACCGTAGGTGCCGGCGTTGGCTCGGTTGTCCCGGTGTCGGGCTGGACGCAGATCTCGAAAGTGACAGGCTTCACGGTCTCCGGCGGCGAGCAGCAGTTCCTCACGGTCGGCTACCTCGAGAACGACGACGATCTGCAGTTCCCCACCAACCGCAACCCGATCAGCGTGTCGGTGACGGTCGAGGACCAGCCGACCGCGTTGTACGTCCCGGTCGTGGAGGGCTACGACGATTCCAAAGAGCTAACGGTGATCCGCCTCAAGCTTCCGGGCGGCGGTCAGATCCTGATGCCTGGCTACGTCAGCATCACCAGCACGCCGACCATGGAGCGGAACCAGCTGATGACCCGAACCATCTCCGTAGGCCTGTCTGGCCGTCCGACCCGTTACAGCGCCTAAGGAGAGCCCATGGCGAGGATCAAGATCGCGCAGAACCCGACCTTCACTGCGGTTGTGCAGGTGCCGCGTATCGGCGGCGAGCCGGTGCCGGTTGAGTTCCAGTTCCGGTACATGGACCGTGTGACACTGGCCGGCATGTTCGACCGCTGGAACAAAGCGCGCGACACCTGGGCAGAAAAGGCCCAGAAGGATGGCGTGAGCTGGGAGGAGGTCACTGCCGGTGAAATCACCCTGCAGGCCGAGCAGCTGGGCGAGATCATCACCGGCTGGGATCTGGAGGACGAGTTCAGCCAGGAGGCAATCGTCGAACTCGTGCGCACCTGCACCGGCGCGCCGAAGGCAGTGACCGATGCCTACCAGGCGGCCTACAGCCCGGCCCGCTTGGGAAACTGAGGGCGGCGGCTCGGGCGCTGTATGAGCGCGGCCCGTCCGCCGAGCAGTTAGCGGCCATTGGTTTGACCCTGGCCGACCTCCCTGAGGAAGTGGTGGAGGTTTGGCCAGATGCTTGGCCGTCCCTCCTGGTATTTGAGGCATTGGGCACGCAGTGGCGCTTGGGGCAGGGCGGACCTTCGGGATTGGACTACACAGCCATCCCCGCGGTCGCGTCGATGCTCGGAATCAAGCGCCGAGAGCTCACCGAAATTTTCCCCGATCTCCGCATTATGGAGCACGAAGCTCTGGCCTTGATGGCTGAGGCGGCGGAGTAGGGCAACGACTGACGCGGCTAGGCCGCAGGAGAGGGATATGAGCAAAGAAGTACAGGTGACGCACTATCGCACCGAACGCTTTACGCTGACCAAGGAGGAGCTGATGGAGGCGCTGCGGGAAAAGTACGGTGACGAGCCAATCTTTTCAAACGGGCAAATCGACATGGTGACTCACCAGCAGCTGTTCCAGCCCACTGATGAGACACAGATCTACTTCAAGGAGGCCCTGCCTGGGCATACCGGCTAGAAGGGGATCTTTATTTCGGCGTCGTTCAGGGCGCGCTCGAGGTTCTGAATTCGGCGCTCCATGTTGTTGGTCACAGCTCTGAATGCCTGCACAACAGTGTTCAGCTCTGGCGGCACCTTACCATTCACAGCTTTGTTGGCGATGTCCTGCAGAGCTTTATCCAGATTTTCAATTGCGATGTGATCTCGCATATCGACCTCCTAGGCCTCAATGCCCCAGTCCATGGGCTTTCCGGCAACGGACCGGGGCGGTTCGTTGGGAGGCACAACGCTACTACGCCCCGGCCAGGGCCACGTACTGGCTTTCCGTCCAGGGTGGAAGGGTGGACAGGAACAATCCGCTTCGCTTGCATTAGCGGCCTCCAGTGGAAGCATGAGCAGCACTATAGGAAGCCGTTCCGACTGTCGGTTCGCTGAGATTTTTTGGCGCCAAAGTCTTGTGCGCGTACCTCACAGCGCTATGGTGGGAGAGCACTCACACATAGACCAAAGTCAAAGGAGGACGGCATGAAGATACGTGGGGACGTGTTTTGGAAATGGGCTGATCCCACCTTGCACCACCGGGATCACGATGAAATGCTCGACGATGGAACCTCAATAGAAGTTGAGGTACGGCTGTCGCGAACGGGTAGCACACAGTTGTTTTTCGGAGTTTATGGCCCCACCGGGCAAGCGGTGCACGAGGAAGCCTTTGATTCTCGACCTGGTGAGACCATGACTCGAGCTCTTGCCTGGGGCGTAGGTCGTGCCAGGCAGATCGCCGTTGAAGGTCCGACTAAGAAAGTCGCGGCCTGTGTTTGACAGCCGAGGGCAAGAAATTAAGCCCAGCCATGCGCTGGGCTTTTCACGTCCGAAGGTCAGTAGCCAGCCGGCTGGTCAGTGAGCCCTAAAGAGGCCAACACGAAGTCAGCACGCTCGGCCACGCAAACTTTGGGCACCAGCGATACCGAATAGCCTAGAGAAGGATAAGTTGTCTGGAGCCGTTCATATTCACGCAGAGCGGCAGTCATGTCGTGGCGACGCTCATCGTCCTGCACGTAGATTTCAGGCCATGGGGGCGTTAGGAAAACGTGTGAATGGTAGCGATTCTGCTGACGTAGTTTGTCGAGTAGGGGCTCATCGGTCAGCGCTTGAAGGGCCGCAGCTGCATCAACTAGACCCCGATCGAAGAACACCCAGTGAGAACCGCAGGCTGGTGCATTGGCATAGTCATCCAGAGCTACATTGATTGCGCGCCGCAAGAAGGCCTCCATGTCGAGCCATGGCAACGCTTGTCCTCCAGTATGTATTTGCTCTTGCACGACGCGCCGCCCCGGCTCTTCGATCACGGCGTATCCGCGTCGCTGAAGCTCGGAGAGAAGCGTGGATTTGCCTCCGCCTGAGCAGCCGGAAATGATGACAAAATTGCTCATTATGATGTGCCCATCCTCTACGAATGATTGCTGTGACAGATCACGGTTTAGCACGCCAGCGTATAGCTAATCGGTGCCGCTGTTTCACCCCCCAGGGATCACCAATTCCGAATGAATTTTTTGGTTCAATTTGTACTCCATCAGCCGTGGACTGAGAAAGGAGATGGCTTGATGGCAGGGCAGCAGTTGTATGTGATCGAGTATGAGTTCCGCGGTGAGTACCGCACCTTCATAATCCGACTTGAACGGATGGACAATGTTGAGGCGTGGCACTGGGCGAGCTGTGATGCTGGAGTGGGTATAATCCCGCGCTTTGGTCAGCACAAGATCAAGAAGGTCAGCCGTCCTATGGCTGAGCGTTACGGAATTACTAATGTGCGGTGGCGGGCAGCTGGTGATGGCCCGGAGTTTGTCGCACCCGCTATCGATACGAAAAAATTCAGCAGCGCTGATTAAAGTTCGGGCTGACGGCGCCGGGGCGTTTCGGCGCCCTGGAAGTCACCTTTGGGTAGAGACAGTCGTCGTTTACCGTCCGCCGCTGTGGCTATTTGGCCGTTATCCGACCTGCCACAGAAGCATTATCGCGCATTCGCGAAATTGCCGCTTAGGCAAAGCTTGACAGTCCGCTTCATTGTTTGGGTCATCAGCGATGCATTGCCATGTACAGAGCTTTTAATTTGGGCCGTTGTTTTTTTCACGTACCACTCTGACTGCGCCGGTTAATTCTGCCTCGGCATCAGCCGTAGATTCGTCAGCTACCCATCCCCAGTTTGGACTAAGTGACAGACCTGCAATTGCCTTCAGGCGCATATCGTCTGCGGTGATTCCGTATTGTTCAGACGCTGACAGCGCTGCATACAACGCTTGTTCTAAGGCGGCGATACGCTTGGACTCGGCGCTCATGCTTCGTACTCCTTCCTTTCTGAAGCACGTTACTGCGCCCCATATCTCTGGGGACTATACGCCCTGCAGGTGGTGCGGAAGGGAAAACAAATGCCCGACGGCTGGCGCTTGGCTTCGGTCCGTGTTTGTGGTCACCCCTGACCCCGCCGCGCCCACGCATAGTGTTCCCATAGCGCGCTCGTGTGGAAAGCCCGCATCAGATGCATGTTTCGTAGCTCTTCGATTTTGGCAATGGCCTCGGCCCGATCCCTGGCGCGGATCGCATCCACAGCTTCCGCCCAGTGCTCCAGCGCCTCGGCAAATCTCCGCTTCTCATCGTCGGGCATCTTCGCACCCTTCATGTGAGTGGTTGGGGAGGGTAAGGGTAGACCAAATGGGCGTGATGGCGGATGGCGCTTGTCGGCGAGCGCCGGCGGTGGACGGGCTGTGGTAGATTGCCCTCATTAACAAGGAGTGGTCTGCTATGTCCAGCGATTCAAGCCCGGTACTTGGGTTTCTTCTTCTAGCTCTGGTGGTTGTGGTGTATTTCGTTCCAACCATCGTTGCAGGGAAGAGGGGGCACCCAAATGGAACCCCCATTTTCCTTCTAAACCTCTTCCTGGGGTGGACTGCTTTAGGCTGGCTTGCAGCCTTGATATGGTCGGCATCAGCTATCGCTGATCACGCTGCTCCAGTTACTTCACCACTCCAAACCACTGACCCGGCGACAGATGATGAGCCGTACCTGAAGCTTGAAAAGCTTGCTGATCTGAAGGAGCGAGGACACCTCACCGCTGAGGAGTTCGAGGTCGAGAAAGCCAAAATCCTGAAAACTTGATTAGACCACAATCGAACCAACCCGCTTCGGCGGGTTTTTTTATGCCCGGAGAAATGCATGACCACCATCGCCTCCCTTGGCCTACAGATTGACTCCGGCGATGCTGTCGAGGCGAAAGACAACCTCGATCAGCTAACGGACGCCGGCAAGCGCAGCGAGGAGTCGGCTGGACGAACTGGGCGCGCCTGGGAGACAGCGCTGGGCGGCCTGCAGGGTGACACACGGCAGATCGTTCAGGAGCTGCAGGCTCTCAATGCCAAGCAAACCGAGCTGGCGCAGCAGATGGCTACAGTGGGTCGTGCTGTCACCAGCGCATCTACGGCGTTCAGCAGTGCCGCAGCGAATATGGGGGCGTTCCGGACCGAGGCTGCGCAGGCAGGCAAGGTGCAGGAGGCACTCACCGGCGCAACGGACGCCGGCGCCCAGGCCGGGCGGCGCGCCGCCGAATCTGCCGACGAGCAGCAAGCCAGGATCTTGGCCGTGGCCAAGGCCTCGCTGGAGGCCAGCCAATACGTCCAGTCACTGAACCGGGCGACCGAACAGAGCGCCGAGGTCACTGCCAAGGCGAATGCTGTGCTGTCTGACAGCGCCAGCCGCCAGGCGGCCATCAACAGCCGGGCCCAGGCTCTCATCGCTACGGAGGAGCGCCGGGCAGAGGCGGCGAAGAAGGCCGCTGGCGCCCACCGGGAAGAAGGCCAGGCGCTCGAGGAACTGCTCGGCAAGATCGATCCGACCGTGGCTGCCATGGGCCGGCTGGACCAGATGGAACAGAAGCTGAGGAGCTTCCGCACAAGTGGTGCGCTAGATGCGGAGACGTTTGGCGAGTATCAGGCGAAGATCGACCAAGCACGCACTGCACTGGGCGGAGCCGATGCTGCGCTGAATAAGACCGGCATGTCGGCCAAGGCCACTGCAGCTGCACTACGCGGCGTGCCAGCGCAGTTCACCGATATCGTGGTGTCTCTGCAAGGCGGACAGGCCCCGCTCCAAGTGCTGCTGCAACAGGGCGGGCAGCTCAAGGACATGTTTGGCGGCATTGGCCCTGCCGTTAAAGCCCTCGGCGGTTATGTCTTGGGTTTGGTGAATCCGTTCACCGTGGCAGCAACTGCGGCTGGTGTACTGGGATACGCTTATTACTCGGGGAGCGAGGAGGCTGTCAGGTTCCAGAAAGCGCTGATCACGACCGGTAATGCTGCTGGCACAACCTCCGACCGGCTATCTGGCATGGCGCGCGAGGTTTCGGCCACTGTCGGCACCACCGGCGCAGCATCCGAAGTGCTCACCAAGCTGGCAGACAGCGGCAAAGTCGCCTCCGATAGCTTCGTCGGGATCACAGAGGCCGCTCTCGAGTGGCGTTCGGCGACTGGGCGGGCGGTCGAGGAAACCGTCGCTGAGTTCGTCAAAATCGGCAAGGACCCAGTGGCCGCCGCGAAGGATCTAAACGACCAATACAGCTTCCTGACTGCGGCGACCTACTCGCAGATCCTGGCATTGAAAGAGCAAGGCGACACCATCGGGGCGGCCAAGCTACTAACCGACACCTACGTCGACACCATCAAGAACCGCAGCAAAGAGGTCACTGAGAATCTTTCCATATGGGAGCGAGGATGGAAGGCCCTGCGCGGGGAGGTCGCTGCCACCGTGGACTCGGTCAAGAACATTGGCCGGGACCAGGACCTCGCAAGCCGTATCGTCGAGACTCGTCAGCGTGTCGCCGCGGCGCAGAGCGCTGTAAATGGTGACCCGGACGACACGGCAGCACAAAAGAAGCTGACCGATGCGAGCCTCGAGCTGAAAGGGCTGATTCAGCAGCGTGACACCCTGGAGTCCGTAGCGAAGGCACGGGAGCTGGACGTCAGGCAGCAGAAAGCGGCAACGCTTGCCATGGACAAGATCGATGCATTGGAGAAGTCTGCCAGGACAAACGCCGAAAAGCGGGCTGATGCGCTCAAGGAGTACCAAAAGTCCCTGGATGCAATTCGCAAGGCGAACCCGAACGACGATCGCCTGAAACCGGAGAACATCGCCAGGGTTAAGGGCGATATTGCCAAGCAGTTCAAGGATCCTGCCGGCCGAACAGCATCGGTCGACCTTTCCGGGTTCAACGACCAGAAAAACGCGCTGAGCGCCATCCTGGCTGAGTACAAGAACCACCAGAAGGAGCTGGATGCGGCGCAGAAGGCCGGGATCATCTCCCAGGAGTCGTACGCCTCTCAGCGCGCCGCGATCATCGAGCAGCAGAAGGCGGAGGTCACCAACGCCTACGAGGCCGAAATCAAGGCCCTGGAGGACGCCAAAGGTCGTAGCAGCACCAGTGCGCAGCAGCGCATCCAATTGGACCAGAAGATCGCCGACGCCCGGGCCGCCATGGTCAAGGCGCAGAAGGATGCTGATTCGGAATTGGCCGTGCTCGCCACCAATGAGCAGGGCCGCCTGGCCAAGCAGGCGAGGGCGGTGCAGACCTACACTGATGCCCTTGATCAGC